GGTGAAACCCATAACTATTCTCCTTTCCTAACTACACTTAGACGCGAAGGACGCGAACAACCAACCGGGTATCCGTGTCAGAATCTGCAACCGCCGTCTCCGCACGGAACAGAGTCTGCGCGTTGTCACCGGGGCCAGAGTTGGCAATAACCTTACCATTGGTATGCGGCGACAGCAACGTACCAACCGCAACAGCGGTAGTCGCCTGACCATACACAACATACTTCTCGCCAACCTGTAGGAACTTGACGCGGATGTGATCGCCAGTAGCAATATCATCGTCAATCGTCAGACCCTGCAGGTCATCCTCAAACACGATGCAAGGCGGATAATTCACGTCTGCAGTCACACGATACGTAGGAAGTGCAGCGGGGCCAGTACCAAGAGTAGTACCACCACTGTACTGATACACAAGGTATCCGGGATAGATCGTCTCAGCACCGGAACTGGTATGGACGAATTTGCCGTCCTCCCACACTTCGCTGAACGACCGAACGATAACGGATTTATTCGTAACAGCCATATTAACCTCTCCTTAGACCCCGATGTAAGGGGTTTCTTCACTCACACTACCGGAAGCATTGATACCACCGGGGCCACCCATACCTGAACGGTCAACCTTAGCGTGGGTAGGTTTCGCCAAAGCTGCAATCTTCTTCAACTGACCAAAAGGCATAGCATTAAGCTCTTCAGCCGTAAACGCGCATTCCTTATTAGCAGTAATACCATCAATCAATTCCTTCTTCATATTGGCAAGAAGCGTCTTAGCCTCCTCCAATTCCGCATTGACCACAGGAACAGTCTCAACTGCCTTAGCCTTATTCGCGGCTGCTTCGGCGGCTTCCTTCTCTTCCTTAGCCTTATTAGCGGCCTCTTCCGCAGCCTTAGCGTCTGCGGCTTTCTTTTCCTCAGCGGCCTTATTTGCGGCTTCTTCCGCAATCTTATCTTCGGCAGCTTTCTTTTCAGCATCAGTCATAGTATTAGCTCCTAATGTGCTAACGGGAGGGTACTCAACCTTCTGGAACACTTCGACACCCTCTCCGATAGTCAAAGCACCAGTCTCTTTATTAAAAGTATAGTCGTAAGCAAGCAGTTTGCTCTGATACCCAACTACCACGTTTGCATCGAATACATCAACAAGTCCAAAATACTGTCCTTCACCAAGTTTTGCTTCTAAAGCATTACGGAGAAGTCTGTTACGTTCGTATATGCTCACGTCGTTTGTACCAAACATAACATTCACCCTTGGGAAACCTGCACCATCCTTAATAGAACATGCACCAATATCACCGGGAAGTAATGCGAGATGGTCAGGCAAATGGTTCACTGCCTTACCCTCATATTCCTTATTGCCAAAAACACCTTTTTCTTCTACCTTATCAAGGAATAGTCCAGTCGAAACCTCAAGCATCTTTCCAGAAGTAATAGCGTCGCGCACCTCAGGGAACTGGTCTAGCTTATTAACATCAAGCCATACCTGCGCCTTTAGTTTGGTATCTGTACCTTCCGCAGACGTATCGAAAATAAAACCAATCTGGCACTGCTCAAGGACTTCAGGACTATTAGCAGAAGTGAACTTGCCGTTCTTCTTGGGATGACCAACTGTAACGGGACGGCCATTCCAACCGGGAACACCACGTTTCAGTTCATCTTTAGGATAGAGGATACCGTTCATCACAGTTTCCTTAGCCATAATGACAGAACCAGCAAGATATGAACGGCCATTGAGCTTCTTTAACTGAAGCCCATCCGCATTCATTCCTGCTGTAGCTAGTGATACGAATTCTGACATAAACTATCCTTCCGTTGTTGATACCATAACAAAAACTATACTATATGTCAAGTGTCTGGCGTTTCATTCTTACCATCTTTGGGAGTTTGTATACCCTTTTTCTCGGTAAGTTCCTGTTTCAACTTCTTAAACTTAGCTTCATCAAATCCATTCGACATCTGTTCCGCAAGTTCAATACTGTATCGCCATACATTGATAAGGTAATCACGGAAAGGCATAACAGTATAAAGACTATTACCCGCATAAGTAGATAGCGCATTAGTGAAGTTAAGCGCGGACTCGCTAATATCTTTATCTGATGGGATAGCTAATGAAGGCCAAATGACCTTATAACTGGCTTTTGGTGCGGAGATAATGCCGTATTTGATACAGAAATCAACAAAAGGACGTAAAAGTTTAGGTTCCGCAGTGTTTGTACGCCTTGTGGTAATCTGTTGTGCCCAGTTCTCAGCGTCTTGTGTAGAGGCTAATTTGCCCATTTCTGAGCCGGAAAGGATGCGTTTTGGGATGCGGGAAGCGATAGCAACCATAGTCAACTGTGCGTCTAAGTGTTCTTTTGGGCTTGCAACAGCGGGTGCAATAGGGTTTGTCTTGACGCCTTGTAGCAACATTGACCTATCAAGGCCCATCAGATACTGTTGAATCTCCTGCTTCATGGCCGTCTTGTCATCTGCTGACAATTCGGCATCCGTATCAGCCTCAAAACTAAATCCTTGGTATGCCCCGCGCCAGAACATTTCACCAGAACCAGCAACAATCTTGAGAATGTCCATCAAACGGTCATATACACGCTTTAGACGAGGAACGCCGAACACCTCACTATTAAGCGCATTATCCGCAAAATGGATAACACGGCTATAATGCACCTTGAGTGTGCCTTGATTCATGGGGATGGACGTTGTTCGGCGGGTAAACTCATTAGGTTTAATCTCATACATCTCAGGGAGGGTATATCGCTCACTAAACTTATCCTCATCCCATTCCGTAATTCTGCATTCACCCTCAGTATAGGGGCGCATATATACGATCTTGTGTTTTCCACCCTCTTCTAATGGCTCAGACAGGTCTTTTCCATCATCAATACCAATAACAAGAACGCCATATTCTCCGATACCGGATAAAACATCGAATGAGCGTAGAGTAGATATGACTTTACCGTTGCTGATAAATGCTTTCCAGTCTTTTTCAAACGCAGTATCAGATGGTTTTTCATTTTCGTATACCTCCGGTGGCGTAATCCACGTATAGTCAGGGTATGTTTCGATAACACGAGTGGCTACATCCTGCCGATCATACGCAGTTAAATAGTCCTCAAATGTCAATGTCTCAGGGTATCCAGCCACTTCACGGATATTACGTGCGCCCGAAAACTGGTTATGGGTGCCTGATTTTTGAAGAAGGGCTAGTCTACCACCCGGAAGTGAGCTGGTTGCATTCCCATACAGTATCTTCCGCATGGTATTAACGTCAACTTCAATCGTATTTTTCTTTTTAGCAGGCATATTTGTACCTTATCACATAATATACTACATGTCAAGCTATCGCCATACCCCAATATGACCTGTTTTATTCATCAAACCTCTTACTGCCCATACCATAGCGTCTAATCTGTCTGGGGATGGTTCGCCGGAAGCTGGTGCCCAACTGGTTAATTCGTTCTCTAGCTCAGTAAACTCACCTACAAAGTGTAATCTACCTTTTTCGCAAGCAGTAGCAACAGGTTCAGCGCGTATAGCCTTGCCTCGTGTCGCTCTGACAGGTTTATACGGCACAAGCGGCATAATAGTCCTTAGATTGGCCTCTACCAAGTCACCGCCTTGGTTAATTTCCGCGATAATCTCATTGGCATCTTGCTTTTCATAACAATCTATGGCCGCTCTAGCCCACATCGCAGGTGTGCCATTTAGTGTAGCATCATCTAGTATATAATAATGGTCTTCCCCATTCACTTTTGCTACACCCGCCGCCACTATACCAGTGTTATTTGACCCATTATTAGCGGTAACAGCAGGGTCAATACCTACTACTACCCGTCTCATTTCAGGTGCGGCCTTCACCCGATACTTGCAAATATCACCCCATTTGAACAATGCGCCTTCTGCATCATCGGTAAACTCGCCATCCTTAAACCGCTTTCTGTCTCTTTCGGACAGAGACATAAGGGTACTTTCAATATAGTTATCCGCAAGATTCTCACGATTATCTTCTGGATTCATCTTGAGATACCCGTATGATTCCTGAAACTTAATCGGGGTATTATCTACTGGATGTACGTTTTGTATCCATACCTTATATGTCCAATGCCGCTTATTTGGGGGGTTACAGTCAAAGTATAGTTTATTGACCAGTGCGGGGTTCTTACTTGCTAGACGAGTTTTAACTACTTCGATAGCCTCCCAATCTAATTGACTACACTCATTAAAATAAATACTGCTAAACTCAGTGCCAAGAATCTTCTCAACTCGCTCCCCATCATCCAAGCCGCCTATCCATATCTCGGAACCATTCGGAAGTTTATAAAACCATCGTGTCTTAGACAGTTTATAATCCAATCCCGGAAAAGCCAATTCAAATACTTTTGGTATAGTCTGATGTACAAGTGAGTTAATAGCATGGTTAAATCTAAGACGAAGCATCAGATGACAACTGCCCGGTGCCTTCAGTGCCCGTACTATCATAGTGTACACAAGAATAAATGTCTTGCCTGACCGCGAGCCACCTGACAGGAGTATATTAGTCTTAGTAGGGTCAGCAAGTAATGACAGTGCATCTATCTGCTTCGGAGTCTTCTTAAATTCAGTCTGCATAGAACACCAATACTACAGCGCACTGTCTGTCTTATCTAGGTTAATAGTAATACCAACTACCTTATCCTCATCTCCTGAGTACCTACTGTTCTCTCTACCCTTCAGGAATAACCGCAGTGCTCCAACATCAGGAGGAAAGTAGACTTCTTCTTCTTTTTCAAACTCTTCTACTACCGATCCATTAACCACTTTGCGCGATACGCTTTTAACCGTCGTAGAGAAGCCTTTTACGCGTTTTAGTAGTGCGGCCTCCCCATCTATAGTCCTACCGTCAATACCCCGCTGGTATGCCGCTTTAAGGGCCGGAAACTTGGTTAGGATACGGGATGCAACATTCTTGCTCCCCATCCGCGTACTTATTTCGGCAGTAGTCAATCCCTCCGCGCCATAGTCTTCAAACAAGTTAAGCATCTTGTCCAGACTAATAGCACGATTGATATGTCCATCCCGCCACTTTACTATCTCATTTGCCATAAATCCACTATACCATAACCAACTTATCTACTCAAGTATATGCCTAAAACCACTCAAAATACCTCTTACAAAACGCTCTGCTCTGAGTCGAAAATAGGCTAAAATTGGCGTTTTGTAAAATAATTTTTGCAGTCGAAATTCCCTTTATTTAATAGGGTCTGACGCATGTTGTCTCGAAAATACCGTTGTTTTTTTCTTGACAACTTTCAAAATTTTGGCTAGAATCCAAGTAGCGACTGAAGCTATTGCGAAAGGCGCAAAATTGGATGCTATTAACATTACTATGGATTCATTACCTTTCTATGCGAAACGAATTGATTGAGTCTATTAGTATGTTGCTATTAGCCTGTTAGCCCATCGCCTATTTTCTTTTTTTTTTCTTTTGGTTAGCAGGTAGAGCCGACGCTTTCCTACGCCCTTCGTCCAATTGCGGTTACTTTGTGCTTAATAGAGTACT